CGCCATGACTAAGCCCCATTGTTCTTGAACTGGTCAATTCTAAACGGGGTAAGCGGCGCGTCTGCATCATCTCGATTTGATTCTTTTTGAGAGATAGAACCGCCACCAAAGAAAATGCTGGTATCACCACGGGCGGCTTCTGCCCTTAGTTCTTTGAGCAGGTCACGATAGAACTGCGTTTTTTGAGAACGAGCCCCGCCCATGCCTAAAGCGCTGCGGTCTATATCGCGGGCAAACTTCGCAAGGATACCTTCCACCGCGTCAATTGCCGCAAGTGTTGGGCTGCCTCGGGATGTCAAAAGCGCGTCCAATAGCTCGTTGCTTAGGAGCTGTTCGTCAGTGTCTACATCGCCTATCTTGAATCGCAACTTGTCGCGGTCCGTGGCTAGTGCGTCACTATATGACCAGGTCATGGCTCAACCCTTTTACGGGGTCGCCCCCTGCTGCGCTTTTCTTTTTTCGGTTGTAGCTTTGCGCATAGTAATTCATCAGGAACCTCAACGAGTGCCCCTGATGTCATCATCCGGCGAAAAGCTGACCAACTGCGGGCATCAGGTAACGGGGTCCATGCTTTGATGGTCCCCTCGCTGCCTTTGATGTCCCGCGTTGGAAAAATCATCTGATTAAGCTACCGCCCCATCAAACCATGCGCCTAAGTCGGCACCGGTAACCTTGAAGTCAAACGCGCTCAAAGCTTCAATGCGCTCTGAGTGTTCTGCTTCTTCACGATAGCGTCGAGTGCGAAGTCCTTCGAACTCATAAGCGCCGCTGATGCCGGTGAAGCTGAACATGTAGCCCGCGCTTGGAGTCATAAGACCCGGAGCATCAGGAACATAGCAAAGCAGAGCATCTTTAGCATTAAACACTCGACCGTATGAAGCCGTGCCGCTTTCCGCGCCGCTGTTTACGATTGGAGCCGCGACAATAACCCGGTCAACGCCGAAGATTGACGCCATTAGATCGGTCGTCAAAACTCCACGCTCAGAATACTTAACACGGTCTAGGATATCGTCCGAGTCACGCAAGGCCGTATAAACATCGGAGCCCAAGACCAAAACCCCTGGCTTGCGCCCAGTCTTAGCTTCAACCGCATCTTGTTGCGTTTGAATATCCTTAATAGGTGTACCGCCTGAAGCGCTCCAGAGCGTTCCTGGTGTGATGTCGCCGCCGGTTGTTGAGCCGGTCCAGACGTTATCGGCAAACGCCGTAGCCGCGAAAACCTGATCACGCTTCAAAAGAAGCTGTTCGGTGACATACTTGGTTGTGCTTGTAAGAATATCAAGACCGGCGTCAGCGTTAGCTGCTACCAAGTCATCGACGTTCATTGCGATGCTGTACTCTTCGCAAGAGTAAGTGCCGGTTGAAAGCTGGAAGTTTGCAGTTCGAGATCGTGATCCCGGAGCTCGCAAGCCTGCTTCACTTCGGAGGTAAGCATCTTTAGAAAAAATGTGATATTTATTTGAAAGGTGACTTACGTTAACCGAAGGAAAAACCTGGCTAGCAATGAAGCGGCTTTGATCTTGTGCATAACAAATGGATACAGCGCTCAGAGCCTGATCCACATGTACATCTGATGTAACTAATGGCATGAGTTAAAATCCTTTATGCGGCGCGTGAGCCGGTTGGGTTAAGGAGCATGCTTACTGTGTCGCCTGCTGCTGCAGTCTCAAGAGCTTGGCCCATTGTATAGACGGTTGTGTCAGTTCCTGCGGCGATGGCGTCGGCCTGGCTGTCTGCTGATGTTCCAATAAGGTTACCAGCTGCCAAGGTTCCATCCGCTGAAACTTTAGAGATTCCAAATAGGCAAACGGTCGCAGCTTCGCCACTTTCGGGCTTGTTCTGCAAGATGCCGATTGGGATATCAGTGATTGCGGTACATACATTAACCGTATTCGCCGCGCTTAATTTTACAAAATAGTATTGCTTCGCGCTGAGGTCTGCCGCAGCCGCGAACGTTGCACAAATCTGTTGGCCTGCATATGCCATGGTTATTTGCCTCCAGTGCGCTGATCATTATATTCCTGATATAGCGCGGGGTTTGTTTGGATTGCTTTTGCAATGGCTGCAGGCATTTTAAGCCTACCGCCGCTTGCTTCTACTTCTGATTTTGCAATTTGCTGGATTTTAGACCACGGGTCACCCGCGCTCATGTCCGGTACATTGCGGCCAGCTTCAACCAGAAGCGGCCCGCCTTGCATTGCTGCGCTGGCAGCTTCCAAGGCTTTCTCGACGCGGTCGCCTAAATCAGCATCACGCGCCTTCACGTCAATCATCAAATCAACAACTTGTTCCAGGCTGTGGCCTGGGATGTTACAGAGCGTTTTTTCAGCTTTTGCCAGGTACTCACGACGTGCACGCTTGGCGATTTCAACGCCTAGCTCACTTTCTCGGTCTTCGAGTTTCTTGGCCAGCTCTTCGTTACGCTTCCAAATGGCCTGCATTGCGCCTTTTGCAGCTTCGGGGAGGTCGCCCAGAGATTTCATCAGCTTTTCCTCGTCTGATTCCTCCTCTTTCTTGGCCTCTTCCTCTTCCATTTTTTCGGCTTCTTCTTCCATCGCCTCTTTAGGCTCGGCTTCTTCTTCGCCTGATGCGCTGCGCAAAGCTGCAAGAGCTTCGCCTACGGGCATCATGTCAGAATAGGCTTCGAGAAGTTTCATAGCTGCCAAGACTGCGTTTTTTGCGTCGTCCGGCATTTCCATTTTTAGAATGCTTTCAAGCTTAGATACGGCATCGCTCTGCCCCTCAGCCTTTAGCACTTCCACCAGGATTTCATCCATTTGGTTGCTCCGTGATTTCATGATTGGAAATCGTTTTTTCATGTTTGCGCCTGATTCAACGAGAGAGACTTCAAGAGTCTTAACGTCTTTGAGCGCAGTAATTCGACGCTTGCCCATGGCCTGCCTCGCTTTTGTTTTTTGATTGTTTTCGCCCTGACTCGGGACTTGCTAGGTCAGATTCTCGACCTGCTCGAATTATTGCCTATCTAGGAGATTCGGTCAACCATTTATAAATTCAACCTTGGGCATGTCGGATGTTTCTATGCTTTCACGGGTGCCGAAGCCGCCAATGCTAAAAGCGTTCAGCTCCCCGGCCTGAACTTTCGCCCAGTTCTCTGGGCTCAGCTTTACGCCAAGAACCCAAGAGCCTGAATGGATGAAGTCATCGCCGAAGGCTGTACGGGTTGCCTGGTGGGGCTCACCTGCTACCGCTTTTTTGTACTCGTCATTATTAGGATAAGGCTGAATCCAGCTCTCAACAACCTGGGCACCTGTGGCGCCGTTGTGGTCAAGGCCAATCATCCGGCTTGATGCCATGAAGTTGTGGCTGGTGGTCTCAATTTCTGCCGGGCTTAGGTAGTCATCGTGGGCATCTACTATGTAGGGGTCTAGCACCACGCCGTAAACGATGCGCTTAGCGTCGTCTGCTTTGTAGATGTTAACGGCTTTCTTCGCTTGTTCCCGCTCGTACCGGGCCGCAATCTTCTCAGCCCACCGCCGCCCGGGGTCGCCTCCCCAAAGAAGCCAAGCCACGAGCCCCGCGCCTGGGTAGTCCTTGTCCTTGGGGTTGCTGTTTGCCGGTGCGTTCAGGTCTTTATAGTGGCGAGTAAAATAAGCCACCATCCGCTTGATTGTATTAATCGACACGCGGCGCCCGTTCTTCAAGTCTCGAGCCCGCGCAACGCCTACCTCTGTTCCGCCTCGCCCATGCTTAGCCCTGAGCATCAGCCCACGCGCCGCCGCATCCTGAACGCCCAGCGGTGGCTGGTAGCTCTGTTGCTTTTCTAGAAGCTGGCCTATGCGCTTAAACTTGCGGGCAAGCTCTCCGCGCTTGTCGCCGCTCTTTCGGATGCTCCACGGGTGAGGCAAACTAAAATCTGCCACGCTGCCAAGCGCAAGCCGCGCAGCTTTACCAAGAGCGATAACCGCCAGCGGCTGCGCCTCTTGATGCTCGGCCAGCTCGGTCATGTCGATGACCTCAACGTCTGAGCGCTCGAGCCCTAACGGCTCTAAATATTGCTCTTTAAAGACTCGGCCCTCTACGCCGCAAAGCTGCGATTTTCTGACGCGGTCAAGGTTGCTCTGTTGACTGACCACAAACAAGAGGCGCCGCTTTTGAACCGGTTCCGGCTCTGCCTGGTCTTTGCCTACTCTGGCGGTTGCCGTTGCTGCTGCTAGCTCTTTGTTTCCAGTGCGCTCAAGAATCGCATTGTAGATTTTATCCCACTCCGCGCCCTGCTCTACCGGCTCAGCTTGCGGCAGCCTGTCGGGGTTGTGTTCTTCAATGACTTCAAAAGCCACTGACTCAGCCGCGCCATCATGCGGCGCGTACTCGCCAACCATCAAAACCGGGCCGCCCTCGTATTGCATCCAGTGGAAGCCCTCTGGTGCTGCTATGTTATGCGTCTTCATTTTCTTCATCCTCCCCATATGCCTTGACAGAATCGGCGGTCATCTCTAAGGCGTCCGCTTCTGGTTCCATGCGTGCGCTCATCGAATCAACCGCTGGGAGGTTTGCGTGCTCCCTGACGTATTCCTCGAGTTTGTCATCCGGCGTTAGGATGCCAGAGCCAACAAGCCCAGATAGCGCGCCGGTAAGCTCGCCAAGTGCAGGTACTTCGATGTCGTCATAGGCAAGCGTCGGAAAGTCTTTTTCTTGAAATCCATTCAGCCGCATTAGCTTGGGTATTGCCTGGTTGTTGAACTCTGACGATATAGAATCCAGGTAGGTGCCGAGAGCTTGGCTAAAGAGGCTGGTCTTTGAATCGGCCAAAGCAAAAGAGCCCACCGACTCAGAGCCCAACAGGATAAACTCGCCCAACATGCTCATCGCAATTCGCGACTCATACCGCTTGATAATTTCGTTAACGTCAATGGGACGCCGTCCGCCTGCGCTCAGTAGCTTGAGCTTGTAGCCGCTCGCGGTTCCGTCCGCCAGGGTTTCCGAGGGGACGACCAACCCTTCGTACTCGTCTCTAGAAACGCGGGTCACCATATTCTTCATTGCAGCAAGAACGGCCTTTTCTCCGCTGCTTGCGCTGCTGCTTAAAATTTGCAGCGGAACCTCGAGGACCGCGAGCCCGGCCAGGTCCCTGCTGATCCCAATTGCCTCATACGTGGTTATCTTCTTTTTGTAGTAATATGAGATATAAGCCCCGCGCAGTACGCTGCGCCCCTCTGGGTTGTTCTTATGAGCGTCGGCTCGAAACAGTAGGAATTTATCGCGCGGGATATATCGCATATCGAAGTTTGGTGGTGGGTTCTGATACACGCCAAGAATTGAACCGTCTTCGTCGTCAATGTCCCATTTATCAACAGATTCCTGCGAGCGGATAGGAAACCCGCGCCAGCCTATTCGGTTGTCGGAAAACTTAGATTTGAATTGCCGCTCTTCTTCTGTCGGGCCGCGTCTAATTTTATAAGTGATTTCGTTCACAGAAAAGCCGAAGGTCAAAAAGCTTAGAATCTCGCTGAGCGTATCGCTCCAGGTTTGCTCCATATCCTCGAAGAGGCATTCAGAAACAAATTCAGCCGCCGCCTTTGCCTCTGGCGTGTCGTCTGATTCTCTGATTTCCCACTTGGTTTGACGAACGAGCGTTCTAATGGCGTAAAGTATGCCGGTGATAACCGGCTCATTCATCGACATTTCTTTGTACATGCGGGCGGCTTTGTCGCCCTTCAGGTCAGGCAGAAATTCCTCTGAAATCCTGCCGCTGTTTTGACTTAAGCCACTGGCCCCGATGATGTCCATCGTCTCGTCTTCGTTCTTCTTCTCTTCTGCCATCTTGTAAAATCCTTTTAGCTATTTCTCAGCTGCTTGGAGTTATTCCGTTTTCTTTCTCGTATATGTCTATCAGTCTTTGGGGCGGCTTAAGAACTCCACATCGGCAATTTGCCACGTGCTTGACAGGGGCGCCGGGTGCCATGGGGTAATCTATCTCTGTTCCATCAGGCAGCACGAACGGCTCACCTATTGGCACAATTACCCCGTCCATTTCTTGGTGCCTTCTGCCGCCGTCTCGCTTCTCAGAGTCCCACATCTTATATTTGCTCTCGGTCGCTTTTAACGCCTCGAAGCCTGCCCGGTTCTGCGCCGCCCCTAGCTCAGTGCGAGCAATTAGAGAAGCCCTGCTAAAGACATCGCGGGTAATTCGTGGCCCTCGCTCCAGCGGCTCGAGTACCCCCCGGCTTGGCTTCTGGTTTGGTGCTAGCACCTCGGCGCCGTCCGCATAAAACGAGAATCGAATACGCCGCGCAAGCTCTGCCTGCGTGATGCCTGGGTCTTCGGTCAGCCACTCGCCTAGGAACTTGCGCATGTTCGTCTTAAATTCATCATCGACATTTACGAGCATCGCCGTTGCCGCGTTCTTCTTCTCGTTGAAATACTGCTGATAGAATGTAGGCGACACGGCGAAGCTCGAATCTTCTCTTCTGCCCGCGTCTTCAATCTCTCGAATCCCGCTTATGGTCAGCAGGGTTGAGAGCTGCTCTATGAACCGCTCACGGTCAGCGGCGCTCTTGAGCACGATGCCCTTCACTCGCTTAATTTCCGCATCGACCAGAACGCGATAGTACCTATCGAAGATGGCTTTTATTTTTGGCGCTAGCGCCTTGCTTCGCGCCTCTGCTTTTCTAGAGCCCGGCCCGCTTCTTGTTCCTCTGAAGCTCGGGAACTTGCGCCGCGCTTTTGCTTTGCGTACCTCGGCCCTCATATCCACGAGCTCGCCACAAAACCATCATCAGGATTGATTGAGATATCAAAGCTTGGCAGCAGGTCCAGCTCGGTGCATGCCCATACAAAAGCGTCTAGCCTATCGGGTGATTTTCTGCTGAGCCCCGGCACGTAGTTTGTAAGTTGGTCTTCAAGCTCTGGCCAAATACCCACGAAGTGAACGCGGCCCTGCTCTGTCCGGCTGGCTATCGGCTCCGCCCGTGCGTGCTTCCCTCGGCTTGCATGAACCAGCTTAACCGCTGCGCTCCTGTCGAGCTGGGCGGTGATACTCTTCCAAGTCTCGCCGCCTTGGTTTGACTCGAATACAACGCAATCAGCTTTATGAAAATGATACGCCTCAAGCGCTCGCCTACACACTGCATCCGGTGTGCCTCGCATCGAGATATCATCGAGAATAAACATATGCCCGTTATCGCCTAGACCTGCGACAACTATTCCTGATTCGTCTGCTTCGTCTGAGCTGGTCACCGCGGGGTCAACCGCCACAACGATACGGCGAAGGGTCGGCGCCTCTTTAACTCGGTGCTTCTCTAGGTCGCTGCGCATAAACAGCGCGCCAGGCAGCTGGCTCAGTAGCTCGCCGTCTAGCTCTTGGCGGCCCAACGTGCTGCCTTTGTACCGGTCATGAATGGCGCGGATAAAA